TCATCTGCGGCGGCTCCCGCCATCGAGGGCCGGGCTCTTGGTCGGATCGGTGATCGTCCAGTCATCGCCGGGAATATCCGGGAAGCGCTGAAAATTCAGCAGGTTGTCGAACTTGAACTGACAGGTGGGCATCCGCTTGTCACAGCCCGCCTCGATCCGCAGCGCATCGCCCGCCACCACCTGCGCCCCAAAAGGCTGCCACAGCTCGATCACCCGGCCCGCGCCTTCCATACGGTCCCTTTTGATCAGCCCGATCAGCCCCGTGGCCGCCCCGCTCCGCACCCGGATCACCCCGTGCCGAAACCAATCGTCTTCAAACCCGCCCATCTCGGCGAAGCGAAAGACACGATTCTCCTCGACGACCTCGGCAGATCGCTCCGAAACATACCCAGGCGTATTGAGATCAAAGGTGCAGTCGCGATCCCCCAGAACCGCGCTGCAACTCTTCTGAAACACTCGCCCCAAAGGCACGTTGAGCGCATCGGTCAACCCGCGCAATTCCGCCTCGAACGCCCCTCCCGCGCGTCGCAACTCGCCCATCGTGCCGCGAAAGATCAGCGCGCGCGCGTCCACGTCCTGCCAGTTCACCAGCCAGGCCCGCAACTCCGCCCCGTCATAGCGCCCCGCCTCGATATCCGCCTCGCGAATGGCCGCGTCGCTGAGCGCCCCAAACGCCTCGGTGTTGTCCACCGACAGCCCCGTCGTCTGCTGCAAGGCCAGCGCGCTCAGCCCGGTATCGGGACGAAACGCGATCCCCTCGAACGCCAGCGCCCGGTCGTGATCGGTAAATCCCATCACCATCCCGTCACGCCGCGTCAGCGCCCAACAGCGGCAGGTCGTCGTCAGCCCGGTCCCGAGATGCGCCAACAGCCCGCTCATACCCGGATCTCCACCACCGGCACATTGGGCACCTCACCGGCCTGAAAACTGGCAAGGCTGGTCTGGATTCGGTCGGTATCGAACCGCACGGGCACGTCGAACTCATAGCCCGCCGTGATCGCCACATCGCGGTTGGGCGGCTCGGAAAACGTGACGATGCCGGTCGTGGTATCGACCTCGTAATGCACGCCCTCGCGCATCTCGACATTGGCCAGCCCCATGCGCACGCTGCCTTGCACCGGCTTGACGATGGGCCGCACCGCCACCTGCTCGCCCGAGCGGTAGGTCTTGACCAGTTGAAACGCCACGGTGGCATCATCGCCGACCCCGATTTCCTGATCGAGGTAATCCGGCGTGGCCTTGGCCCGGCCCGACTTGAAATCGGTCCAGTCCTTCCATCGAAAGCCGAACAACTGCCCGCGCCGCGCCTCGAAAAACGCGATCAACGCCTCGATATCGTCGAGCGAGCGCAGCGCCACCCCCGCGTCATAGCGCCTGCGCGCCTGCGCCCAGGGCGTGTTGCGCTCCTCGAACCCGTTGGCGAGCGTGACGATATCCGTCAGCCGCTCCGGCCCGCCGAGCGAGCCGAAGCTCAGGCTCGCCGGAAACCTGACCTCGTGAAATCCCATGTCCCTCTCCCCTCTAGCGATTGCGCCCGCCGCGCCCGATCACGCGGCCCAACTGCGCTGCGATCTGCCCCTGGCTGCGGCGAAACCCGTCCACGTCCGGCGTCTGTATATTCATCACCACGCTGACAGTGCCGCCGCCCTGCGCGCGCACGCCCAACCGCCCGTCCGGGCCACGGCTCAGCGGCATGATCGCCTCCGGCCCCGCCTCGCCCATCAGCCCGGTGCCGCCGCGCATCGGAAAGGTCACCGGCCCGCTCACCACCCCGCCAGTGGCAAAGGGCTGCACCCGCCCCTGCGAGAAACTCGAGCCCTTGGCGAACGGGAACAGCCCCTGCACGAGGCCGCCCACGCCCTGCGCGATCAGCCCGCCCAACTGATCCGTCACGGGGCGCGTCGCGTCGTTGAAGGCGGTGTTGACCATGATCGTCGCCAGCCGGCGCAGGCTGTCCGACAGGCAATCGCCCTCCACCACAGCACCCCGCAGGGCCGAGCGCAGGCCCCGGCTCAGCCCCCGGTCGAGCGTCTGCACATCCTGCCCCGCGCTCGCGAATCCGCCCCGCACCCGGCCCAGTTCCGCGTTGAAGGCAGCCGCCATGCCGGTGGCCTGCCCCAGTGCGTCGTCGAGTGCGGTGATCTGCGCCTCCAGATCATCGGCGCGCTCCAGCTCATCCATCGCTCATCTCTCCTTGCTCATCGGGAAAGGCGCGTAGCAGCGCCTCCAGCCCGTCCCGCGCCATCGGGCGCACGCCCTCGCGCTCGCCCAGCATCAGGCGCAACTCTGCGGGCGTCAGCGCCCAGAACTCCGCCGGGCGCAGACCAAGGCCCTGCATCCCGGCGCGCATCAGCGCGGGCCAGTCGAACCGATCGCTCATGCGCCCGCCTCGGGCAGGGCAAAGGCGCGCGCCAGCAACTCCGCCGCCGCGCGCGCCGCCGCCAGCGGCCCGCCCTTGATCTCGGCCCTCAGCAAATCCGCCGCCGACCCGCGCCAGCCGCCGCCGCGCAGCCCCGCCACGATCAGCGACAGCACATCACGCGTCGAAAACGCCCCCTCCTCGAACCGCGCCACCAGATCGACAAGCGAGCCTTGCTCCAGCGCCGCCTCCAACTCGGCCAGCGCCCCCAGCGTCAGCCGCATCACATGCCGCTCGCCGCCGATCACCAGCGCCACCTCGCCTGCCCAGGGGTTCGCCATGCTCACAGCACCGTAAAGCTCAGCCGCCCCGCCGAGGCGAGGCCCAGCTCATAGGTCGCCTCGCCGTCATGGGTGCCGCCATACTCGATCGCCGTCACCTGAAACGGCCCCTCGATGGTGCCGAAATCGGGGATCACCACCTGAAAATCCGGCATCTCGCCATCAAAGAAGATCTGCCGCGCCCGCGCGTCGCTCGCCGCATCCCGAAAGATGCCCGAGCCGCTGATGCTCGCCGATTTCACACCGGCACCCGCCAGCAATTCGCGCCAGCCCCCGGCGGATTCGAGGCTTGTGACATCCACGCTTTCGGCGTTGAAACTCACCCGCGTGGCCCGCAGCCCCGCCACGGTCTGGAAATTGCCGCTGCCGTTGAGGTCGATCTTGATCAGCAGGTCCTTGCCGTTCTGCACTGCCATTGGTCTTACTCCATCATCCTTGGGTTAGGCGCCGTCATCGACACGCGCGCGAAAAGTCAGATCAATCCGACGGCGGCTGCCACGGGTCTCGCGCCGGGCCCGGGCGCGCCAGAACTGCACCGCCACTGCGCGCCCCCGAGCCAGCGTCATCTCCGCACCTTCCAGCGCGTCGCTCACGGCACCCGCCACCTGTTTTGCCTCCAGAAACCCGGCCGCCTCGCTGACCACCGTCACCGTCAGCCGGTGCCACGCGCCCGCCGCAGTGCCATCGCCGCGCGCCCGCGCATCCTCGGGGCCGAGGGTCACGTAAAGCGGCGGCACAGCGCCGTTGGGCACCGCGTCATAGATCGCATCGCCCACCAGTGCCGCCAATGCTGCATCCCCGCGCAACCGCTCGAACACCGCCTGTTGCAAGGCCGCCGACACGCCGTAACTCATGTCACCACCTCCTCTTCGGCCCAGAGCGTGAGAAACCGGCGCTCCGCGTCCTGCTCGGTTACCGACAGGATGGTGAAGATCCGCGCGCCATCGCGCAGCCGCTGCCCAGGGTTGGGGCGCTGCGGGCTGCCTTGCGGGGCGGCGCGCACGGTGATCCGGAACCCGGCCCGCGCCACGCTCACGCCCTCGCCCTCGGCCTCGCGGCCCGTGCGCGCACGCACCTCCGCCCAAAGCGTGCCGCGCGCCTGCCATGTCTCATTGAATCCGCCCGCCCCGTCAGGACTCCGCGCCGCGGCCTCCAGCGCGAGGGGCCGGTTGAGCCGCACCGCCATCACCGCGCCCCCCCGCCCAGCAGGCGCACGGTGCGATAGCGCTCGATCAGGCTCGACACGCCGAAGGGCATGCAGCCGCCGCTCAGCCCGGTCTCGTGCCGATACTCGTAATAATGCGCCGCCAGCATCAGCACCGCCTGCGCCAGATCCGACGGCAGATCGCCCCAGCCCGCGCCATAGCCCGCGCGAAACACGATCTCGGCCACGCCCCCCGGCGCGATCGACGGCAGGAGCGTGCCCGCCGGGCGCAACACCGGGCGATGCGCGTCGCGCTCCAGCCGGTAGAGCGCAGGCGCGATCACCTCTTCCTCGTCATCCCGGTTGCGCAAGATGAGGCTAACGATCTCACTGATCGGTGCGACCGGCAGCGCCTGCCCTTCCGCATCGCGCCAGCCGCTCAGCACCCAGGAAAACTCGCGCTCCAGCAACACCTTGCCGGTGCGCGCCTCGATCGCCGCCAGCGCGGCCCGCAGGAAACTCTCCAATACAGGGTCCTGGATATCGCCATCCGAAAACCCCGTCCCCAGCCGCAGATGCGCCTTGAATTCCGCCAGCGGCAGCGCGGTCAGGGGCACCGCGGTCTCTTCCATCAACATCATGGACCTACTCCATATATCCCGGACCCCTCCGGTGAGTGAGGCGCGCGCCGCCCGGCGTTGCACGGACGGAGGGGGTGACTGAACAACGCCGTATCAAAGGCCACGCGCGCCCCGGACGGAGGCCAAACCGCCCCCGCCCCGATCACCGCCCCTTACGAGACGGCGAACCGCATGAGCTTGATCGCCTTGAAATCGCTCACATCGCCGCCGACACGCTTGGTCGCATAAAACAGCACATGCGGCTTGGCGCTGTAGGGATCGCGCAGCACCCGCAGATCGGGCCGCTCGGCCACGGTATAGCCCGCGCCGAAATCACCGAACGCAATGGCATCCGCCCCGCTCGCGATATCCGGCATGTCCTCGGCGATCAGCACCGGATAGCCCAGCAGCCGCGCAGGCTCTCCGGCGGCCAGACCGTCCGACCACAGGAACCGGCCATCGGCATCCTTCATCTTGCGCACGGCCCCGGCGGTGCGCGAATTCATCACGAAGGTCGCATGCGCGCGGTACTGTGCGCCCAGCGCGTAGACCAGGTCGATGATCGGATCGGGCCCGCCGATATCACCATCCACGCCGGTGGGCACATAGCCCAGATTGCCCCAGGCCCAGACATCGTTATCGACCGCCGGATGCGTGAGGAATCCGCGCGGCTTGTCCACCCCGTCACCCGCGATGAACGCCGCCGCCTCGGCGCGCGCGAACTTGTCGGCGATCCGCCCCGCCAGCCAACCCTCGACGTCAAATGCACTGTCATCAAGCAGCCGCTGCGACGCCTTCGGCAACGCGCTCAACTCATGCAGCGGGATGCTGATCCGGTCGATGATCGGCGTGTCGCTCTCGGCCACGGGTCCGGTCTCGGTGGCCCAGCCATGGCCCACATCGGCATGGTCAATGAGCACGTCAAAACTTGTCGACTCGACGGCCACGACGTTGGCCACGGCACGGATCGACGCGGTCGAACTCAGCACCGAGCGGATCGTCTCGGCGGTCTGCGGATCGACCAGATAACCGCCCTCACCGGCCACGGCGGTATTGAGCGCCTTGCCCTCCAGCTCCAGCCCGCGCAGCCCGTCATCGTCGCCCGCCCGCAGATAGGCATCAAAGGCCTTGCGATGCGGCGCGCCTGCGTCGGCAGCTGCGGCCAGATGCGGGCGCGCCATGGTGATTGTCTTGCGTTCAAACATGGTCATCTTCTCTTCCTGCTGTTGAAGCCGTTTGTGAATGTCGGACTGAAAGCCCTTGAATTCGCTCAGGAACCCCGCCACGGCGGTGCTCACCTCTGCCGCCGGAGACAGATCTTCCCCGGCCCGAGCCTGCGCTTGGGTTGTCATCGTTTTTCCCTTCAGCTTGGTCTGGTCGCGCGGGGGTTACATCCGCGCCATCTCCCGGCGGGCCGCGTCGAACACAGCCGCCAATTCACGCAAAGTCTCGTCCTGCGGGCGCTCGCCCTTGGCCGCCACCCGCGCACTGGGCAGCATCGGAAAGGTCACCAGCGACACCTCCCAAAGCTCCAGTTCCTGCAAGAGCCTGCGGCCCTTGTCGCCCTTGGTCGCGCGCAGCGTCCGGTAGCCGATGCTCAGCCCGTCGATCGCCCCCGCCGCGATCAGGGCCACCGCCTCGCGCGCACGCCCCACGCTCTCCAGCAACCGCCCCTTCACATACAGGCCACGCGCATCCTCGCGCACCTCGTCCCAGATGCCGATGGGCTGTGCCGGATCGTGCTGCCACAGCATCTTGACGCGCCGCCCCTCGGCGGCCAGCCGCGTCAGGCTCGCGGCATAGGCCCCCTTGGCCACCACGTCCCCGCTCTGATCGGGCGCATCGAACAGGCTTGCATAACCCTCGATCCGCCCCTCCTCGCTCACGCTCAGCGCCGCACCCTCGGGCCGCGCGAACTTGCGCTCAAGTCCGTTCTCCATCCACCTCATCCTTTCGTTTCCAAACTCACGGCAACGCCGCCAGGATCGGCTGAAACGCCTGCACCAATATCGCCGCGACCACGCCGTAAACCGCCAGCCACAGCCGCCGCTCCAACCGCTCCAGCGCCGCCTCCAGCCGCTCCAGCCGCTCCTGTGTGGCCCTGACCTGTAATTCCGAGACCCGCTCATGCGCCTCCAGCCGCAGCGCGGGCGCGCAATCGAACGGCTCGAACCCGTAGCGCGGCGGCGGCGCGCCCTCAGCCATCCGCATCCCCCCGCGCCAAGGCAGGCAGGCCCAGCAAGTCGCGCTTTTCCGCTGCGGTCAGGAACTCCGCCTGCGCCACCCGCGCCCATTGCGCGTCACGTTCCGCCGACAGCGCCGACACCTGATCGAGGTCCGGGCGCAATTCGAACGGCTCTCCCGCCATGCGCGCCAGCCACGCCGCCACGGCAGCACTGACGCGCGTCGCCAGCGGCAACACCGTCAGGCGGTAAAACGCCCGGTTCGCCTCCTGATAATTGGCGAGTGTCGCGTCGCCGGGAATGCCCAGCAACATCGGCGGCACCCCGAAGGCCAGCGCGATTTCGCGCGCCGCGCTCTCCTTGGTCTTCTGGAACTCCATGTCCGACGGGCTGAACCCCATCGGTTTCCAGTCAAGCCCGCCTTCCAGCAGCATCGGGCGGCCCGCATTGCGCGCGCCCTGATGATGCGCCTCCATCTCGGCGACCAGCCGGTCATACTGATCAGAGCCAAGCGCCCCCTGCCCCTCGGCCCCCTTGTAGACGATCGCCCCCGAGGGCCGCGCGGCATTGTCCAAGAGCGCCTTCGACCACCGGCTCGCGGCATTATGCACGTCCACCGCCTGCGCCGCCGCCTGCAACGGCGACAACCCGTAATGATCGTCCTGCGGGTGAAAGCTCTTGATATGGCAGATGCAGGGGGCGCCTTCGGAGACATCGAACCGATGCTTGCGCCCGGCCACCGCATATTCATAGCCCACCGGCCAGCCATCCGCGCCCGGCACGACGCTCATCCGGTCCGAACGCAGCACGTGCAACTCCACCGGCACGCCGCCCGCACCCACGGCCTCGACATAGGCATTGCCGGTCAGCAACAACTGACCATAGAGCGCCTCAAACAGTTCCGCCCGTCCCTGCGCCGGGTTCGGCATCTTGATAAGGCTCAGAACGGGATGCACCGCAAAGCGTTGCTCGGCATCCTGCAGCACCAGCGGCAGGGCGGCGGCGGCCTCGGCGATCATCTTGACACAGCGAAACCCCACCGGATTGCCCGCAAAGCCGGTGCGCGCAAGGCTCACCACGTCGCGCGGGCTCCAGGCCACACGACCGGCCCCGCCCCAGGCGACGACGCGACCCGTAGCACTCGCCTTCTGCTCAGCGACAGCCTGCGCCTCCGCCCCACCCCCCTGCCGGAAGAAATCCAGTATCATCGCGCTACTCTCCTTGATCCCGCATCGGTTCAGGCCTCTTGCCCGCTTGATGAGGATCAGACCCCGAAAGGTTTAAGGAAAGTAAACCGGAGCGTGCGCCGCC